CTAGTATAGGTAATATTATCAGTACTATACTGAACATCAATACTGGTGCCTGTAACACCAGCCCTAGCTTTAGTATACGTTTGTACTACGGTTCTACTAATCACAGTACCTAGAGTAGTTTTACCAGTTATGGTATATGTAACTGTGCCCGTATCGTTTGCAAAACTTTGCAAATCTCCTAAACTAATGTAGTCTGCGTAAGATGTAATAATTGATGCTGATAGTACTCCACTATCTACTTTATTAGTTACTCTCCAGGTTCCATTTGTAGGGGTTTGATTTGTATAGAGTAATAGAGCAGAATTTTCAAAAACTCTAATTTCTGTGCCACTGCCTGATAGCACAGGGCTACTGCCGTCACTAGTAGCGGCTATTAATGGATTGGGTTTTGTTAATACTACAGTAATAACAGCTAGGTCAATTAGCGTAAAGTTAAGTGTTGTTGTTGCAGCTGTAGCACTAAAATTATCACTGGTATCTTTGTGTTTAATTAAAAATACATAATTACCAGTATCTGGTTGTAACCAATCCCAAGTATTAGCGCTACCTTCGAATAATAATGTTGCATTATCCCATGAAACAGTACCAGCGCTTACGAGATAATATTTAACTGTTGTAGTAGAGTAATCAAGTTCAGGACATTGAGTCCAAGATAGATTAATTGAAGTATCTGCTGCTGTAGCTACGAGGTTAGTAACATTGCTTGGTGGGTTAGATTTACCTACTACTTTATGTTCTACCCAATCAGTCCACTTACCTGTACGCCCGTCTTTGCCAACATACCGCAACCGTACTTTATAGCGCACACCTTCTTGAACATCAGTAAATGAGATAGTACCGTTATCAAAGACTACTATATGGCTAGTAACACCTATATCACTACTTGCACCTGCAAGATTAATTTGTCCTTCTACTGAGGCAACGGTACTTGGAATATCTGTAGATGTAGTATAGGGTACACTTAATCTATATCTAAATATTCCGGGAGAAATTAACTCCATTACGGACTCATCGCTTTTGATACTAGCAGTAGTAATAGTAGGTTTAGCTTCCCCCATGCTGTCTATTAAAAGAGTAGGAGATAGCGTTATATTAGATAAGAATTTTAAAGCATTAGTTTTACTTTCATAACCTGTAAATAAATTATAACTACTTGTTACACCATAGTCTACAAGGGTTAATCTTGCGGACTTTGCACTACCAGTAGGTTCAACACTTAATACAATTAGATCTTGAGATTCTGTGTTTAATTCGCCATAAAGAAACAAATCGCCATAAGCTGCAGCTGCTATAGCAGTAGTAAGTTTAACAAAAGTATAGTAATTATCAGTTACTTTTGCTGTGTTAGTGCCTGTTAAAGTTATGGTACCCTCAGTATTGGATACTCCACCTTTATTATAGGTTATAGTTGTAGAAGTTTTTGATTTTATTTCAGCTACTGCTGTATTAATGCCGCCAACACTAGTATTAACATTGATAATATCGCCTATTTGTATAGCATGAGTACTATCTAAAGTAAGGGTTACTGTGCTATTTAATATTGAGTATTCTGTAATATTATAACTATTTTTAATTTGAGCAGCAGCACTAGCAACCTGCGCACTAGCCTGGCCGGTACCTGTTACTGTACGTACCCTTATAGTATAATTACCATTTTGGGTAACTATTACAGGTTCATCTAGTTCTAGAATAGTATCACTTATTTTAGTCTTTATACGCCCGCTGCCAAGTCCCCACATAGGCACATCATGAGTTACTTTTACACGATCGCCTCGATTACACACCAAATATTCAATATCTGAATTTAATGTATAAATTTCTGGACGTACTTTCATTTGAGCAAAATGCCAACGCGCATGCTTCTCTACCGCAATACTATTAGTAACTCCAGGAAGTTGAATACTTTCAAATAATTCTGCTGTAGCTTCACTTTTAGCAGCATCGTAAACTATAAGTTCTCGTTGCTCATAATTATTAGTTTCATCGTAAAATTGAACTTTTAATCCGTCAGGAGATTTGGGCAATACTTTTGTGGACTCAAAACCCCAACTATTATGAGTACTAAAATGTTGAACTACGGTATCTTTAACTCTATCTATTAATACGGTCCATTTACCATCTACCAGTGCCGGCGATGCTCTGCCTGCTGCACATATGTCTCGTAATACTTCTAGTACGCTGCGTTGAGTTCCCAGTACTGCATTATGTTCAAAACCGTTACTAACGCAATAGGTGTACCAATCACCCAGTGCTGCTAAATTAATTTTACTAGCTACGTCACCGCTTAAAATTCTTTGTGGGTTTGCTGGATGTGTTAAAACGTAATACAATAAAGCCGCAGGGTTACTAGTAGGTGCTGGAGCGAGAGAGTCCCAATTAGTACCATTCCACACTTTAGCAATTGTTTGTACTATAGCATTAATACCTTCAACTTGACTATTTAATTGATCAGTGGCTTTAATGTTAATAGCAGTTTTTGCTATCTTAGTATTGGGCGGATCTTTTAATATTTCTGCATCTGTAAGAGTAGTATACGTAGTAATTGTTTGTATTATAGTTTTATTGTAATAGTGGAAATTACCATCTAGAGAATCGCCTGAATTTTCTGCAGTTCTTCTTACTCTTACTTCAAAAGGTGTACTACTGCTACCAAGTGTATGCGTACTAGTAAAAGCATCTACTGACATGCTAGTACCTGTGGGATTTAACTCATAGAATATACCAGGAATACCAGCATTGCCCCAAGCACTCCAAATAGGTACCTCAGCAGTACCTGTATTATATCTAGTTTGTGCTACTACTTCTGCGCTTTTTCCTGGTTGCGTCTGCCCCGCAGTTTTACCCTTTAAAACAATTGTTCTAAAACCTTCTGGATAGTGGATAGATACTGTTATTGTGTTAGCTTTACTAGTAAAAGTTTGAGTAACCCAATTAGTGTCATTTAAAGCATATGTAATCCCACCTATTGTATTATAAGTAGGACTTATCCAAGCACCTGCTTCGTTGTAATACCCATCTTGTGCAACAACCTGTACAGTATTATCACCTATTATGGTATTACTTGGTCCAGGATACGTTAGTTCTATACCTTTGAATACCTGAGCTACATCATTACTATATAATCTCTTGAATTCTGCTATTTCAACATCAGTAGGGGTAGTCTCATAACTGATAATGGATTTTGTAACGTTAGTAAACTGTGTTAAAGCTGTATTACCAATGCGTAGAGTATCTAGATCAATATGTAAAGGCCCGTAGCCCCAAACTAATAACATATTTAAATATACATCTGAACTAATAGTACCTGTATTTGCAGACATATCTCCATAGGTTATATACGTAGTGGCTCCTAGTGGAGGAGTTAAACGTATTTTACCCAATATTACTGGAATAGCACCGTAGGGATTAAATTGATTTGATGCTCCGCTAAACTGTAGCTGAGGATTACTTTGTGCAGGTTGACCAGGTTGACTTGGTGGTCTAATTGGCGCAATTGCGTTAATTAAAGCTCCACCTACGATTGTAGCACCCGCTGCAGCTGCAGCTGCAGCTGCATATGCATACCAAGGACCTGAAGCAACTGCTGTTGCAGTAGCTGCAGTTCCTCCTGCTGCAGTAAAAGCCATTGGGCCTAGAACTTGAAAAGCTATATATGCTACAACTATAGTTAGAACTAAGCGTACTGCGTCCTTGCCGGGCACAGCACGGTATTCTACTACATCGGTGTCTTTTAAAATAGTAGTAGCCCACCGATCTTCGGGAATTACTCTGCCGTTTACAATAATGTGTACGCGCTTATTCAACTCTGTGCTAATCTTATATTCCTGGTTAATCCATTCATATAACTGCGTAAGCGTAGTACCTTCTGGAATCGGTATAGTTATGCGCTCAGTTCTTAAAGGGTGAGGAACTGCATTAAGAATAGCTCCTGCAGAATACTTGAAATGTCCGCTAATTCGTTTAGCCCATTTCACAGAGTCAAAACGTTCTAGAGCTACATCGCTGCCATCGCGCACATGTATAAATTGTGATTCAGATATAGCAATACCGATGTGAGTTTCTGCGCCTAATACTTTAAATAGTACTAGTGAACCTTCTTCGGGTGCACCTAGTTCTTTCCAACCTTCGCGATACTGTGCAATTAGCTCTATGATACGTGCGTCATCTGAAATATCATAATCTGTAGAGAAACTAGGTAGATTAATATTAAATTCTTCAGAGTATACGAGACGTGCTAACCCCCAGCAATCTAACCCTGTATCGTCTCTACCATTTGCTTTGTAGGGTATACCTATATATTTATTTGACCACATTAGAATAATCCTGGAAAGTATTTAGGAGAAAATGTGTGCATTGGAAAAGGCTCACGTTCGTAATCAATCATTGATAGTTCTGCTACAACTGAATCTGCGCTATAAGTAAAACTATTAATATATAATCCATCAAAAGATACTTCAGGTATACTAGGAGTACTAGACAGTACTAGTTGCAGTAATACTTTTGGAGGGCCAGTAAGAGATCTAATTAAAGGAGTAGCGTACCTAGTTACATCGTTGAAAGTTATAGAACATTTAGGCGCTTGAGCTTCGTCTTCTTGCGGCAAAGTAATTTGCATAGGCAGAAAGGTAAAGTTCTTTCCGCCGGGCCCTACTAGTCCGTATACTACGTCTTGGTCTGTAGTGATTACATCGCCGGCGTCTACTGCTACGGTTAATCGTTGAGTATACCCATCACAAATACGCATAACTGGAGTACCAGTTACTGGATCATAAATAGTTAGCAACATAAATAAATCGGCATCCGCATCAGGAGAAAATACTGTGCGAATAGCATCTGCAGTCATCGAAGACAAACGACTCATGGTAGTACCTCAAATTGTAATGCTATGTTCCAGTAACCGGGTGCCACATAACTTACAGTATAATAGTCCCCGCTTCCTTGAGGTACAATACGTACTTCGTTATTAACTGCAGTTCTAGGATGTGTGAAGTAAAAACGTGCAGTACCTTTTAGTGTATTTTTTACAAAACCCTCTAAAGTAGATACCTGAGTAGTAGTCATCATGAAGGTTAAATTTAATACTTGTGGTTTAACACCTCTATAACGTAGCTTTGCAGGACCTTGATCAGTAGGAGTTCTAAGTACTAGAACCCCTCCTGTTTCTGTGAAACCTTTCTGAGGATTTGCTGGTAATCCAAAACTTGACCAAGTATAGGCGGCTGCCATATTATCTCCTAATTAATGCTGGTTGTAACCCGTAAGTACCGCGCAATGAACGCTGTGAATTACTTCCATTCCTAGAAATTTCACCGGCAGATAAATCTCCAATAATAACTTCCACTTTTCTATTGCCTCTGCTATCTGTAGATTGTGTGGTAGTTGCTTTCTCACTACCGTAGTTATTGACTACTACTTCTACATTTCCGCCGTTGTTGCCGCTGCGTACGCCTAAGTTACCTTGAGCGTCGCGCTTTAGTGGCATGATCGCTTCAGGGCCTGCTTCACCCATGAGACCGGTGCCACTGGCAAACTTGAATAAAGTAGGTGAAGAGACAATTGAGTTCGCAAATGTTCCGCCCATTGCAAACTTCTTGATTCCACCATCGAAAGCTCCGCCCTGGGCTAGAGGATTTACAGATCCGTACCCTGTACTAAGGAAACTATCTACTGTAGGGGTACCAAACAGATTACCAACAAGATTTGTTAATCCAGGACGTACCATCTTATATAAACTAGACGCTTGCTCTCTTAGTTCCCAACGTACTAGATCTGCAATCATATTATTAACTAGATCTTTGAAGTTCAGTTTACCAGTTCTAGCAAATTCTACAATAGCGTCTGCCATTCCTTCAAAGGACTTCTTAAATACATCTGCATAAGCATTTTGGCGATCTGTATACTTACTACGTTCTTCAATATCTGCTCTTCTTGCTGCTGCTACTGTACTTATTGCCGATAGTTCTAAGTCTCTTTGAGTTTCTACTACTTTTATTCTTTTATTAGCTAGATCGAATTCTGGAGTTCCTGCGAATAGGGTCTTCTTATAGTCTTCTAAACCTTTAATTATATCAACATACTTCTCTTGTGTTGCATTTCTAGATTTATCGGCGGATAATTCTAAATTAGCTACGTCTAATAAAGCTTTCCTCTTGGTATACTCATCAACCGTTAGAAGATCCATTGCTTTTTGAGTTTCTAGTAATATTCCTGTTACTTCTAATTCTGAGCTACGGCTAGCGTATCTAGTTTCTGAAACTATTTTCTGAGTCTCAACTGCATATTGTAATCTAGCCTTATCTGTATCTGCTAGTTTTTTACCGCTTGCGGCCCATATTGCTTGTCTTTTACTCACCGCTGCCGCAGTCACTAGCGGGCCTTGCTCTTCTAGTCTATTAATTTCTTGTATTACTGCCGTTCTTTTTTCCAGATCTTCTCTACTCTTACTAGACATCGTTAATAATAATGCATCTTTAACTTCAACCTGAGTTTTAATGGCAAGTAGTTGTTTTTGCTCTTCTAAACTAGATTTTTCTATTTCGAAAGCGCTCTGTTCCCTAATACGAGAATCATCAAGAACTTTACCGCTAGCTTCTAATATTTTAAACTTATCTAGTTCTAGTTGATTACCTTCTTTTAGTCTGTCCACTGCAGCTAAATCCATATTGGATCTAGTTTTTAGATCTGAGATCACTTTAGTAAGATCTACTAGTTTAAGTTCTGATGCGGTCTGAGCTGCACCTGCTAGTGATGATTCTAGCATTTGTACAAAATTAATATCTTCGCGAGTTACAGAGCCTGCTCCCGCTTTAAATTGTTTAATTAATGCATCCGACCCCGGACCTATCTGTTCTCTCACAGATTTATCAAGTTTAGGTATTTTCTTCTCTAGTTCAATTTTACGTTTATCTAAGTTAGTCATTTCCGTTTGCACTTCTGCACTAGGAGTTGCAAGACGTGAGTCATAGGTTTTGGCAAATTGAGCTTGTTTGTCTTCAATACGTTGTAATTCTATCTGCGCAGTTAATTTTTCAGTTGCTATTATAAGATTTATCTGAGTATTGATAGAACTTAACTGAGCTTTAAGTTGAATTTTTTGATTATCTGCACGTATTGCATTAGCTGCAAGACTATCTCCTAATAGAGATGCTACGCCGTTAGATACAGTAGTGCCTGCTTTTGCCCATTCTGTAGCTATTTTGCTTGATAAAATATTAGCACCTGCAATGAATTGATCCTTCAGTGCCTCTCCAAAGATTCCTTTAATTTGTTCTGTTTTAGTTTTAAGTTCACCCACTATATCTACTGAGAACTTTCTCTTCTCCATAAGGCGGGCTATTTCGTCCTGTATTGGTCTTACAAGTTGTTCTATTCTAGTTTCTGAAGCCTCAGCTATCTTCATCCGTACTTCAATGTCGCGCTTCCCTTTAGTTAGTGCTTCGATTTGTTCATCTAAATCTGATAAGTTTTTCTCTGCGCTAAAAGCTATATCAGTCAGAGTTTTTAACTCTGCTGAATATGATGCTAATTGTAAAGCTGCTGCTGGAGGGAATAGCTTCAAAGCATTGGTATTACCTGCTAGTTCTGTCATTACTACTAAAGCTTCTGTTGGATCTTTTAAAGACATTGCTAATTTATTTGCGTCAGCCATCATATCTTGGCCTATTTTAGATAAAGTATCTTTCGGTAACGCGCTAGTCATAAAATCAGTTAATGCTTTAAAAGACTCTTTCCAGGAATCTCTTAGTTCTACTGCACGTGCAGAAGCTACTTTCTGTTCTTTTGATAAAGCATTTAAGTTAGTTATTATTGTTTTAATATTCTCCCCGGCAGAACCGCCTAACTTTTTATAAGCTCTTTCTATACCTTCTATATCATTAATACTTACACCTAGAATAGCTTCTATTTTAGCTTTAGATTCTGTAGTTTTATCAGAAGCTACTGCAACTTTGAAAGATGCCTGTAGAGATTTAGCAAATTCTTCCGCAGACTTACTTTGTACATCTTTACCTACCAACCCTTTCATCCAATTAATAAATTTATCAAACCCCTGCATTTTATCCATCTCTTGGTTAGTAGTTTTAACCATATCAGAAATGGAAAGTGTTAATTCTGCAAATGCAGTAGTTCTAGCATTAATTGAATCTATAGTAAGGCGTTCAAAAGGGTCACGTGATGCGATATCTTTTAAAGTAGAATCTACTGTTTTATTCGCATCTACTAATTTATCTAAGGCTGCGGCTGTTGCAGCAGATTCTTTTTCAGTTTTTGTAAACATTGAAACTACAAGGCTACCTATTTCATATGCAGCAAATGCAGCCATGCCCCAAGCCCCTAGTTTACTTACAACTGCTCCTATCCCTGTTGCTGCTGCAGAGGCGCCTGCTCCTACTAATCCCATTAATCCAGCAGTCCTACCAATAGGATCTACTTTTACATCTTGTCTTTTGGGTATCTTTTCTCCTCCAGGACCTTCAGTAAATTGTCCTGGAATAGGAACATTTATCATAGCTCCTTGTTTACGGATTAAAAGATACTGCATCCACGATTCTTTAAGAGATGCAACAAATCCTAGTTCTTTAGCAGTAGCTGCGGCTTTAGCGGCCATTTCACGCTGAACTGCCTTAATACCTAATTGTCTAAATTCTACATCTGCTAACATTTGTTTCTTAGATGTTTCAGCAGCTTCTATATTTAATAATATGCCTTTAGCTTTTTCTGCCTGAAACCCTGCTTCTGCGGCTATGCCTGCTCTTATTGTAGCTGCTAATTCTGTATAGCTAGCAGATAGTGCTTTATTGGTAGTTAAAGATCTTGCAGCACGATCATCCAACATTTTAAGATCTGCTTCAGATACTTGATATATACCTTTTTCCAGAACTTTAGAGACTGTAGGCATTTGGCCTAGTTTAGATTTACTTAATGCATTAAATTTATCTGTGGCAGCATCTCTAGCCGATACCCATTTTTCTGCTTCTGCTTCTGCTTGAGCAGTTATTGCTGCTTGATTTAATACTAATCCTTGTCTATAGGGAGTACTTTTTGTAGCAACATTTACTAGAGCATTTTCAGCCGCTTCTTTTAGTTTCTCTCTAAACTGTCCAATTGCAGGAATTGTTTGTTTTAGTAACATGCTACCTAAGCCCGCTATTACTAAAGTTAATGCTGTTGGACTAGATGCTAATAAAGATACTATGGGTCCAAGTACTTTGCCTACTATTTCTAATCCTGACTGCATTAAATTTTGTAATGATGCAGATAATTGTACAAAAGGATTAACATCAATATTAATTTTACCAAATTTATCTATACCTTCTTTTAGCACGGCATTGGCATACGCTTGACGTCTTTCAAAATCAGTTAATTGGCCCACACTTTTACCAACGGACCTAGCATATGCTTCAGTAGCAGGACCTAATTTAGTAAATAAACCTAATTCATCTAGTAGTTCAGGTTCTAGTTTTGTTACGCCTCTACTAATACGACTGAAAGCATCAGCTAAGTTAATACCCAAGGCCTGGGATGCCTTGGTAGCAACTGTACCCATCTTTAAAATCTGTTCAGAAGTAAGTCCTGCTGCACTAGAACTAGCTACAGATCCCATAGCTTCCCGTACAGTAATTGCACCTCCTGTAACAGCTGCTAGAGATTTAGATAAAGATCCTAGGCTTCTACCTGACGCAGCGCCTAGTTGATCTAAGCCTTTTACCATATTAGCAGTATCCATCGCAGTAGATAAAGCATTGAAGGCTGTACTCACTGCATAAATATTAGCAGCAAAAGTAGCATATACCCGTACTAGTCCCCCCAAACCTTCAGATTCTTTTGCAAAATCTCTAGCACCTGCTCCTGTAGTACCAGCTACTCCTCTTTGTACCCCATAGGTAGTTGCAGCACTTGGTCCTCCAGTGGCTTGTGTAATACTACCTAAAGTTGCGGCACCGCCCTTACCCATTTTAGCGGCTGCAGCAACTGCTTGGTCTAGTACACCTTTTAATTCTTTAGTACGCTTGATTTCTTTTTCGGTGGTACCATTGCTAGATACATTAATGCCTATATTTACTGTATTCTCTGTTGCCATATCTACTCCTGGTAAAGCCAGTATAAAATTTATGTGTCAATCACATTTCGTACAATTATAACATTGAGGGTTACTAATGTCAAGCATGTATTTTTTGAGAGACATAAAAAAGCCCCCTACTAGAGGAGGCTTTTTAGGTCTTAGGTTTACTATCTTGTATTTGCTTAGCTCTAATTCCATCAATAAGAAGTATTAGCTCATACGTTGTTTTATGATCTTCGCGGGCAATTTCATATATATCTAAAATATCTCTTAATCCAGTGATATTTTTACCTATATAGTTTCCACCCATATAATCCCAATTATCTTGTAGAGTATTATATATCCTCAATGCTTCTTGCACCTCTAAAGGCATATCATCTAGTTCTACTGGAATTTCAGAATCTAGCGGTTCATTACCCAACATCTCGCACATTTCAAAATATTGCTCGCGTGACATGCCAACATTACTATTCTGAAAGTACGATTCCAGCTGCAGATTTACTTGCTGTTGCTGGACTTCTGAAAGTTTCCCAGTTCCGATACATTTTCGCTAATCCATGAATCAAAGTTACTTGAAGCTTTCATTAAGAATAGGGCATTTTCTTCATTATATTCCAACTCAGCATCCATATCCTGTCCTGTTAGATCAACAGGAGCTAATTGCTCTAGATAAGTTAGTTTAAAACCAGACCATCCTTTAATACATGCAGCTACATATAGCTGTAAGAATAGATCATCATTTAATTCTTCTGTAGGCTGGCGATTCTTAAAAGTGATTTTAGTGGCCTTCTTACGAATACCTACTAGGGTTTCACGAGATAAGAAATTAAGTAAAATCTTAAACCCGGATAGTCCAGGAAATTCTACTTCTACTTGTTTACTAGGAACTAATAATGATTTTAGTGATAGGCTAGAAACTGAAACTTTGTCAATTGACATGGATTATATCCTTTGTTATAGTAAAGAAAAAGAGAGACGGTGATCAAGCCGTCTCTTGTAAAACTTAATTAAGCAACGCCGTAGTAACGAACTGCTAAATCTGATGCTTTGGTTAGGTCGAATGCAGTATTAGCAACAGTTACATTAGGTGCGTACCCTTGAGCTGTAAAGTTAATAGTTGTACTTACAACCTGCTGTACGTCAATAGTAGGAATACCTAGGGAGATTGATGGCATGTCTATAATTACTCGTGGATTAGTAGATGTTACACCGCCGATATTCATACTTAGACTGAACATAGGCTCAGTAGTAGTGGTAGCTTCAGCTAGTAAGTCAGAAAGTAACTTGCCAGACTCTACTGCGCTACCTGTACGCAGATAAGCTGTTACTGTTCCGCTAATTGCTCTAGTGCCGGTATAGTATGTAACGGGAGTATTAACAACACCTAAAATAGCCGGTGTAATATAATTAATATTATTATTAACTGTGATGCTGCCACCAGTAATAGGTACCAAATATTCTTTACCAGCAGTAACTGAGTTTCCAATAGCTTTAACAGCTTTTAAGGTAATAGTACTAATTTTATTAGTAATGTACTTTCCTGTAGTTCCTGCAGCTAGATATGCTCCAGAACCTGTATTTGCGGTGCTACCATTACCAAAAGTACCAGCTAATGCAGTAAGATCAATACCAAACTGACGTAAAGCTGTTGCTTGACCAGTCCATTGTGCAGTAGCAATAGCATCTAGTCCAAAATCAATAGTTACTTGTCCTAGGGATGCGTTATCAACTGCGTACATTACATTATCTACTAGGAACAGCATACCAAATTTTTGTAGCTGATTTCTATCACTTAAGCCGGAAGTTATTTGGCTATAAGTAAGGTTAGATTCATTCCAGGCACACTTAGAGTATGCTATACCAGCTGCAGTTAATACACCTGTTGCAGCTGTAGCTGCATGATTAATTAACTGTACTGTAATACTAGTGGTAGTAGAAGTAACTACTTTACCCGCTGAATTCATGTATTTATCTTGCCCAGTATCTGAAGTAGTAGAAGCTACTCCGGATAGTACAATATAATCACCAACTGTAGGTAGCGGAGTCATTGCAGCACCTGCAATGGTAACTAAACCAGCAGTGTTTAAACTTACAGTAGTTTCGCCCGTAATAGCAGTAGCTGCAACGATTGCCGTATCGCTCATTAGAGCATTCCACAGCAGAGAATCTCCGGAAGTTACTTTATTAGGATTGCCTTCTAAAGCAGGTTTAATATATGTAGAGAAGGAGAAACTGACAGGTGCTAAGCTTGTATTGAAAGCGCGCTGTCCACGTGAGGGAGTAGTGCCTGCTTCTGAAAGAGTGACTACTTCATTAGCTGTTGATTGTGAAAACGTAAACCCATCTAGAACTTGGATTTCATAAGTATTGTCAGCTGAGAAGGCTACTCCGCCTGTTCCACCAGATGGGTTGATAACGCCGCTGGTATCGATGTTGGTAGTAAAGAATACTTTACTATTACGTACTAGATTAATTGCCATGGTACTTCCTTTTTTGTGGTTTTTGGCACGGCTACGTCATGTTAGCTAGATATTTATCTGCATATATGAGTTTAGTTTGCCTTATTGCATGATTTGATAACGCACTTGAAGATTAATCTCTCCAATCGCATAGGGGGCTAGAAGGCCTTCATCAGTAGTAATAGAAGTTAGTAGAATTTCTGTAGTTTCGTAATTATTAGTATCATCATATACTAGAACACGATTAGCATCAATAACATTTTCTACATCTTCCAATAAATCTTCTAGTAATTGTTGTGAATCTTCGCCTTTACAATATACTTTTAAGCTAATACCTAAGTACCCCCAGGTGAAAGCACTGGGCATATATTCTCTAGCTTCTGATCCGGCTACTACGTAAATAGAGGGGAAATCACTGGTTTCATCCCAGAACTTTAGCTTAGCAAATGAATTGTTAAAAAGATTAGTTTTATATCCGGTAGACCCATCAATGATTTTAAATTTCTCAGCAAGGGCTTTAACTATGGAATTCCTTCTGCTCATACTAATACCGCCCTCATTCTGTTTCCAACCATTGTGGCTCCAATTTCTCTAATTGACCTAGATATTAGCAGTTTAGGGTCTCTGCTAGCAGGTGAAGATTGCTGTCCACCGAAGGAGAACGTTGCGTAAGGATTACGCATATAACTATAAAAGGCAGTAATCATACCTTCTCTAGATGAGCTCATCTTCTCTACTTTGGCGGATTCTGCAAAGCGTCCAGTACGATAGTTTAAAATATCCTTACGTTCTCCCGTACCCATGTTCTTCTGAATCTGGGAAGCTAGACCTTGATTAAGAAGATTTTGTAGAGAAATTAAACTAGTAAAGCGGCCGCTATTACTACGCAAACGAAGCGGGGCGGGTTTGGTACTAGACCCAGATTTTTTTGTTTTCTTAGGTCCAGATACTGTACTAGTAGTAGCTCTTGCTGCTATGGGAGTTACATCTACTTTATCTCCAATAGGTACATGAGGCTTTAATTTTCTAGGTTTGCCGCCTATTTTTCTTAGTACTACGTTGGTAATATCTTCTACAATATCTTGTGTAATAGTGTTGCTACCAGGTACCCATCTAATAATATCTAGTAATTCTTGCTCTACTTGGCGTCTAATACGCCCCTCATGTACTGCTAGAGCATTATTTTGTTTGTAATGCTGAACAGTTAAAACTACAAAACCAGCAGAAAATTTAATAATACTAGCAGCAGGTGTGTTACCCCACCCTTTACTAGGTACTGTGTTGTGAAATGTCCATTTAACAACACTGTGTTTATCTGCCAAGTCTTTTTGATACTTTTCGATAACCATTCTTACACTTGCAGATATCCTGGGGTCGCCTATTAGTAAAGCTTCTGCAGCTACATTTTCTAATTTATTGCCTAGAGGAGTTCTACCTGTAGAACTCCAGTCAAGATATCCATGGCCTAAGTCTAGAACAGATAGTCTATTACGCTTTACAAATGGGTATTTATTACCTTGTTCGTCTTCGTATAACGCAATATCTCTAGTAGTTGAGAATCCTTGACCAATACTTTTAACTGTGCTATCTCTTTCAGATCTAACACTTATTTGGCATCCTACAAACTCAGGCACTAAATTAGCTATCGTAACTGTATCGCTTAGTTCATCCGCTCTAGAGGCATAGTACCCTATTTTGGTAAATTTACCTAAGCTAATCTCTTCGTACCATGAATAGTTACTTCTGTCTTCAGTTATAGGTTTTTCAGCTACTTGCCCAATTATACCATTTGCTTGTATAAATGCTTTCCCTTTTAGATCACTTAACCCACTGGTCATACCTGCAGGAATATTATATTCACTTAAATTTCGTTCTCTGTATGTCTGACCAAAACTAGGATCATTTATTAATTCAGGTGTCCCAGAAACTCTAGATATAGTATCTCTTGCTTGATTGAAATTTCTACATACTAGAAATAAATCAACTAAGCAAGCACCTTTTTCATCAGCTATTTTTTCCAGTGCTATTTCTACAGTAGGCACTAAACAACCTCTGCTACTAGTATCTGCGCGTATAGCTCTCATAAATTTCATGTAAGATACAATGTGGATAGTGCGTGAAGTTCTCATGTCTCTGGTATTAGCTGTACTAATACTAGCGTAACTTAAATCTAATATGTGGTAATCGGAATCTAAGTTTTTGCGTACTTCATGATCATGAAGTACGCCCTGGATTATTTTATTAATTACAGCTTTAGCTTCTTGACCCATAATTAACTATAACTCTCAGTATACAGATCTAGCACGCGCTTAATATTAGCAGGTAGATCAGTATTCATAATGTAATCAATCTGAGTAGTGCTGCTACCAACGGCTTTGCTAGTTTTAATTGCCCACTCTTGCTTGAAGTAGTAAGTAATTAGGTCTAGTACAGCTAATCTAAGGTCGTATGGTAAACTCTCGTAGCCTGCAGTATAGGTAACACGATAACCATTAATACGTCTAGGAAACTCTGGTTCCGGATTATACCGCATAGTAGTACTAGTTCCTGCATAATAGTCAGGATAGTAATTTAATGAACGGATTGGAACAATTTGACTAGTTTCTTGATCTACAGCGTAATCGGTAAATTCTACTAGCTCAGTATAAGTGTTACCATAATCTAAAGAATACTCCATACTGCTAACAGCTAATAAAGGGGTTTCGACTACATTTAATGCAGGCCCGCCTTTAAATACTTCAGTCTTATTATCATTAACATAATCTACAAAACTTCTACGGCAGATTTGTTTTACTAAGCTACTGGTTCCAGTAATGATAGTATTAAGTTGGGCATCCGACGTAGTACTAGTAATTCCTGCGTAGGCTTTGTATTCTGCGAGTGTTACTAGATTTAGTCCCATATGTTTTCCTTTATCTTTTCTAAAGCTCAGGCCTTAGAAAAGATAGGGAACCGAAATTCCCTATCCTTAAGTTTTAGCTATTAAGCTGTGTGAATTAGCTTAGCAACGCCATTGCCTAGATTGGTAGTGACTTGAGTCATACCAGTACGTAGGCTAGCAACTAGAACACGACGCTGAGTCTCAACTAGTTCTTGAGTATCAAAACGTAGACCACGCTGATTACCAGCTAGGAAGTTACCAGGTGCGAAGCAGATAGCACCCATAGTACCAGTAGCCTTAGTAGCGAATTCACCGCTAACTAGAACTGGTGAGTTACCGATAGAACCGATTTGACCAGTTAGTAAGGTAGCTTGTACGCCAACTTGGTTCATGGTTTGGAAGGTTGTATCTTCTAGTAACTGATAGTATACGTCAGTAGAGACTGCGAATACGATTTCAGCAGGATCAAGACCCCAAGCACCTAGATCTTTACGTAGTGTACGTAGAGCAGCAACAGTTACGATACCTGAAGAAGCACCGGTAACAGCAGTAGTACCTGCAAATACGCTGCCAGCTGAAGCCCAAGTAGCTAGACCTTTGACAGGATCACTACCAGCGCCAGCACCGTATAGATATGCACGGTCAACAGCACGAGCAACACGACGAACCATAGCGTCACGAACGATAGGCATTAGAACGATTAAGCTGTCTTCTTCTTCTTCGTAGTTCATGTACTCGTTGGTAGCTAGCTTATATGCGTTAAGTGTGATTTCCTTAACGGCATGAGTAGCAGTAGTACCAGCTGAAGCACCTGCAGCGCCTAGGGAAGCAGGAGCAGCGCCAAAGTTTGCGTTAGTAACCCAAGTTGCTAGACCAGCTTCTGGATTAACAGGGATAGTCATTACGTTGGTTTTCATTGCAATTGAACGGATGTTAGGTGCAATGACTAGACGTCTACGAACTTCAGCTTCCATGTTTAGAGAAACTTCTAGTTCCCAAGTAGCTGAAGGTAGGTGGGCACCGGTCTTCTCAACTACTGAGCGGCCGAACTTTGTATCTTCAATACTCTTGCCAGTGATTTTGCTTAGTAGATAAGCTTTTTCACGTTCAGCATACTCAGAACCTTGACCAGTCTTGTCGCCAGCAAATTGCATTTTGCTTGCTTGGATCTTGGCTAGTTCAGCTGTCTTTTCAGCAATAGCTGCTTCTAGACCTGCTAGAGCAGACTTTGATTCTGTGTTTTGATCTTCAAAACGCTTGGTGACTTCAGCTAGAAGACGCTCAGCACCGGTATCAACGGTCTGGATTGAAGCAGCAACTGCAGCTTTAATCTTAGCTTCTAGATCTGCAGTAGCCTTGGCTTCTGAAAGAGCTTTTTCTGATTGAGCAGCTTGAGCCGCTAGTAGAGACTTGGTGGCTTGTTCGGCAGCACTGTTGGCAGCGTCAGCAAGCATTTGCTTTAGTTCTTCTGGATTCATTTTCCATTCCTTTTGTGTTGTGCTCATTGCTTCCGTTGTGGATTCTAGCCCTTTAGCTGAAGTGCCGTTGGGTGCAAATTGCTCTTTAAATTTACTGTAGTCTTCGTCGTTGTTAAACGCTTTAGATAAATTAAATACAGTATTCTGATTGCATGGTACTGAAACAATTGAAATTTCAACTAACTCTAGCTCTTTGATCATGAACACTTCCGCTGCAGCATTATACTCAGCATCCATAATTCTAAAACCAACACTAAAGGCTGTTAATACCTTGTCTTTAACTAAACTAAATATCTCTGCGGCTGCTGAGACTCTTGCTTTAATCCATAAACCTTTA